CTCGTTGTCTGCTAACATTCCTCTGATGACGGCCATATCGAATGATATTTCTTATGACGAGGTGTATGCTTACCAACTTGAACGTCTTGCCAATGCCGGAGATCTTTTTATCAGTATTAGTAGTTCTGGCAATTCTCCATCAGTGGTACGTGCATGTGAGGTTGCTATTGATAATGGCATGACAGTCATTGCGCTAACTGGATTCCAAGGCGGTAAGACATACGACCTGGCTCACTATCCGATCCATGTTGATCTGCATGAGTATGAGGCGACCGAGGACGTACATCAGGCCATCATGCACATGATAGCAAAATATCTCAGGACACAAAAATAGTTGTGTACAAATTATCAAAAGCATGGTACGTTGAATATATCAACTGCTAAGGAATAACTTCACATGGCTCGTATAGCTATCAAGATCAAGGCAAAACCAAAGACCAAGTCACGTGCCGTCATCAAGTCTTTTGATGAGAAGCATTATGGTTCAGAGCCTATCGTCGTCACTGCCGATGCTGCAAAGTACGGCGATGCTCTGAACTGGTACAACTACATGCACGATAATGAGCAGGCACGTGAGTGGCTGCTCGAGTACATGAAGAATGCTGACTTCAAGCGTGAACAGATCGCTGCTGTTCGCCGTTGCCCCAAGCACAAAGTCATAACCACAATCGGTTGGCAGGCACGTATCATGATGAATGGTAACGTGCTTGCTGCCTCTTCAATGGCTTTCTTCAACGAACGACTCAATGAACTGTACGTCATCGGCGGAGACATCAGGGAAGAAACTGCCAACGTTGCAGCCAAGCCGGCTGTCGACATCCAGGCACGGATCCGTGCACGTACAAATACGTTGATCACGATGATTGAGGAGCAGCTTGATGGTGTCATGAATGGTGGCACCTTCGATATCTATAGCTTCATGCAGAAGCATGAGGTTACTCCTCAGATCGCCGGTTACATCCGTGACTACTACCTTCCTATGAAGGAGGAAGCAGATCTTGATGACGAGCAGGTCAATGAAGCATATGGCAAGAAGCTCAAGTTCTGGCGTACCTTCTACTCTGCTATTATTGCAGACTGTGACAAGTTCATAAATAATAGGAAGGCTGTCAAGCTTCGCAAGCCACGTGAGAAGAAAGTCAAGTCGGCTGTTGATGTTGTCAAGGCTCTCAAGTACCAGAAGGAAGAACCTTCACTGCGGATTGTTTCAGTCCATCCGACTGAGGTTGTAGGATGTAACCAACTATGGGTATACAACACAAAGTACAAGAAGCTGACCCAGTACATCTCGATGAGTCCTCAGGGTATTCAAGTGAAGGGAACGACTCTAATTGGTTGGGATACCGAATTGAGCGTATCGAAGTCTCTCAGGAAACCAGAGATTACAATCCCAGAACTCTTGAAGGTTGGCAAGGTGGCTATCAGGTCATTCATGCCAGAACTGAAGACGGCCGCTTCTGCACCGAACGGCCGGCTGAACGAACAAACCATTCTACTAAGGGTAATTAAGTGACGGGTAATGTAATACAATTTCCTAAAAACAAACTCAATACACCGCCACAATCTGTAGAGGAGATGGTTGCAGATATCGATCGCATGAGACGTGAAGCTGCCGATGTCATGGCTACTGACATGATACCACAACTGATCAGCATCTTCATGTCTAACGGTATCGATGCAGATCAACATGAGTACATCAAAGATGTCTCGATGATTGTGGAAGCTACTAAGTCTCTGTTGTATAAATACTACAACATTGACCATCCATTCCACAAGATGATTGATACGTTATTCGAATTTAGCTACAATGATGATGACACCGTAGAATACTCCTATTCTATGCCAACTGAAACGGAGGAAGAGTGAAAGCTCTTTAATTTAATATGATTATTGTTGACCTTTCGCAAGTAATGATTTCCAATTTGATGATGCAACTTGGGAACCACACAAATACAGAAGTCGAGGAAGAACTTCTTCGCCATATGATCCTTAACTCTATTCGTTCATATAACATGAAGTTTAAAAACGAGTACGGTGAGATGATCATCGCATGTGATGACCGTAACTTCTGGCGGCGTGACATCTTTCCATACTACAAAGCCAACCGTAAGAAGTCGCGTGAGAAGTCCGAACTCAACTGGACTCAGATCTTCGATTCACTCCACAAGATCCGCGACGAACTCAAGGTATTCTTCCCCTATCGTGTCATTCAAGTCAACGGTGCAGAAGCCGATGATGTCATCGGTGCACTCGTTATGAAGCACGGTGATACCAATGAGAAGATCCTGGTACTCTCCGGTGACAAGGACTTCGTCCAGCTGCAGCGTTACAACAACGTCACGCAGTTCGATCCGGTACAGAAGAAGTACCGCACCACCAACGATCCTGATCGGTTCATCAAGGAACACATCATGCGTGGTGATATCGGCGATGGTATTCCTAATTTCCTGTCGACTGACAACTGTCTGGTTGTAGGTGAACGGCAGAAGCCCGTGTCCAGCAAGAAGGTGGATACATGGGTCAATCAGAAACCAGAAGAATTTTGCGACGAGCGTATGCTACGTGGATACCGTCGCAACCAACAGCTTGTAGACCTGACATTCATTCCTCAGAATATCCAAGAGGATATCCTTTCTGAGTATGAAGCACAGGCAGGCAAGGATCGTAAAAACCTGTTCAACTACTTCATTGAAAAGAAGTTAAAGAACCTAATCGAAAGCATCAATGAGTTTTAATATGGCAACACTAGCTATTTCACAAATCATCGAGAACGCAGGAAAGCTTACAACACCTGTTGAGAAAGCACAATACCTGCGTGATCACAATAGCGATACCCTTCGTTATATCCTAGAACTTGCATTCTATCCAGGTGTCAAGTGGGAACTACCAGAGGGTGCACCTCCATACAAGCCTACTGCATATCTTGATCAGGAAGGTCGATTGTATCAGGAAGCTCGAACTCTCTCAATGTATCTTCTTGGTAATAACCCAGAGCTTGGCAAGGTCAAGCGTGAGATGTTATTCATTGGACTTCTTGAGACGATGTATCCTAAGGATGCACAACTACTCATTGCTGTCAAGGATAGGAAGGTAACAGGCATTGATGCCGAAGTTGTCAACCTTGCATTCCCAGGACTGATTCCTTAATGAGCAAGTCGGTTAAACGTAATAATAAGTACAGTGATGATTACGAACACTATGGTCAAAATAATCAACGTGATCGTATCAAAGAAAAAAGACTGCGAGCGGCATTAAAGTCTAAAAATGTCAATGCATTATTTCAATTGACTGAAGAAGAGTATTGATGCCGTTATATGAATTCGTAGATACTGAGACCGGAGAGCAGTGGGAGGATGTGATGTCTTATGATTCCTATAAGACATATTTGGCTGAGAATCCCACCATCAATCCGGTCTTTAGTATTTCGATTATCGGCAACACCGGTGACAGAGTCAAGACGGATAGTGGGTTTGGTGACGTATTGAATAGAATCGCCAAGGCAAACCCACACTCTCCATTGGGTCAATCACACGGCGATAAAGGTGTCAAGGCATCTAAAACTAGGGACGTCGTCACGAAACATAAAAGCAAGGGATAACTTGTGGAACACAACCAGCCGCGTTTAACAAAAAGAGAGAAGAGAATTGCCAGACAGAATGGTGATGAACAAGAAGGTCTAACATTCAGAAGTCAGAACTTCACGCTTAAAGATGTTAACCCTCTCACAGAGAATCAACGTATTGCATTTGAAGCATTCGATGCTGGAAAACATCTGATGTTGCATGGTATGGCTGGTACCGGCAAGACGTACATCGCACTATATAAAACAATTGAAGCGATGATGGAAAAAAGAGGTGTACAAAAGAAGATTTATATAGTAAGATCAGTAGTACCAACACGTGATATGGGGTTCCTTCCGGGTAACCAGAATGAGAAGATGAAGGTATACGAGGCACCTTACTATTCAATCTGTACAGAGCTATTTGGCAGGTCAGATGCATACGAGGTGCTAAAGCAGAAGAATGCCATTGAGTTTAT